TCTAAGATTAATATAATGGATCCAAGAACGGCAAGAACCTGACATATAGATCCTGGTAGGAGTTGCAAGAGGAAGAACCATACGAGCACACTCTTTTGCAATTCCATCATTTAACATCTCTCGATACAAATTCATCGCAGCATCGAAATGAATTTGAATTTTTCGTTCATACTGCTGTTGAGTAAAAGGATCAATATCATCAATAGAGTTCTGTCGGTTCTTTGTATCCTGACGACGAAGTTCAGGAAGAGGGATTTGTTCACTCAACAAAGAACTGTCTGCATACCGTTGAGAGAACTCTTGATAGGTGAATGAACGGTGACGGAGGATCTGGGCCGCAATCGCCCTGGTAGTCTCAATCTCAAGCGTCATGAAAGACTGTTCAAAGACGCTCCAGTGGTTGTGTTTGATGCAATACCTCAAAAGACCCGCATAGTTATCATTCTCTTGATTGGCGGGGTTAGAGACGCGAGCCACGTATGCCATGGTCTTCTCTGCGTCTGGTGTCACACTGATCAGTTTTACAGTCATTTCTTTACTCAATCCCAACTAACATTTTGAACCAAAAATCCTGGCATTACATAGGTCCAGGCACCTGGGTCACCAACTCCACCAACTTTATACTCCCACTTGTACTCAAACTTATTGTGACTATCCCAAGTCATGTAACCTTGTTCTTTATCAAACCGGCCCTTGATGGTGAGAGAGTGTTTGTTGGAGTAGATGTTACGAGTGCGAAGTGCTCCTCCTTTCTCTCTTGTTTCAATCACTGTGCATGTGTCAGGATAGGTTGCAAGACCTTGTTCCAACATACAAGGAGTTTCATATCGAAAAGGTCGATAAGTTTTTTCGGGAGTTGCAAATGCAGGAGATGCAAAGAGAAGTGAAGCAATAATAAAAAGTTTTTTCATCATTCCTCGGTGGACTTTTTCTTTAACTTACGAACACGTTTGACTTCTTTGAGTTCTGCCTTGATCATTTGGTAGGCAGTCTCTGAGTCTATCTTATCACCCAACTCCAAGGCAACAATAATGTCAACCCTAGTTCCAAAGTGTGATAGGGCCTTTTCGAAACAATCTAGATCTTCATACATCGTAAACTCTGTACCTCCCATAGTCAGTGTAATAAGCCTTGAAGAACATAATGACACCAGCAGAGATTTCATTTCCCTGTGAGACCCAATCATGGGCACACTCATAGATTGATTGGGATGAATACTTTGGAGAACCATCTTCACTTAACTCTCCGCCAAATTTTTGGAGGAGAATATCAAGAACTTCTTGTCTTAGTTTCATTCGATTATCACCATATCTCCAGTCAGTCGTCATCATAACATCTCAACCAGCTTGTAATGTTTATGGTGATCTCTTTCACCAATGTAAGTTTTATGAAGGTTTTGTTTGGTAAGACTATGTTTCTTACAGAAATTCGTGAGATTTTCTACTTCAAGTAAAAGACCCTCTGGAGTTTTCACTAACCACTTTTTAGAATTATCTGGAATTTTAAAAACGTTGTTCCTAATGGCATCATCGATATTATCTTTAATAGTTCCCCAAGCAAGATTACTTAGTTGATTATTATCTTTATCATCATCAAGATGTCTAACAACTTCATAATTATTTGGGTTTGGTATAAAAGCCAAAGCTAATAATCGGTGAAGAGATGTATGTTTTCTTTTTCCAGATATATGTTGGAGAGAATAACAAGTATATCCTCTTCTGTGTTTTACTCCACTAATGAATTCTTTTTTCTTTAGAGAAAAAACTTTTCCATTTGAATAAATTTCATATCCAGGAAACTCTTCAAGTATTTTTTTAGAGACCGTCTCCATCATCATCATTTACTTGATAATAACTGAGATTATTTAGTGAATTGGTATGGTCACCATCATAATCATCATCATCCCATACCTCATCGTAATCATGTACTGTTGGTGTTATGTATGCTTCTGTGTCTGAGTACACTTCAGATTCAAGTTCTTCTACTACCTCTCTTAAAGCGGCTAATAGAACTTTAAGCTTGGCTTTATTCATGTCCTTTGAACCCTTACAGAGTTATTGTATCTAGGTTTCGGGGTCTTGGCAAGCACAAAAAAAGAGGGAGACCTCAGTCCCCCTCTAGGTTCCACATCTTCTCAAACCACTCTTCCAAGTGGATGACGTAACATGACCAATAATTACACCCTCTGTAAGTGAGTTGATAACAGGCTGGTGGCCTGTTATCTCTATCCATATCATCAGTGTGATATGTGTAGTTCTCCATTACTTTGTACCAACCAACTGTGCAAGTTGTGCCTGGTGACGACGGGTTTCTTTTTGTTGCTTCTCTTTAATGAGTTGCAGGAAGTTCAGCTTTTGAATCACTTGTGCCCCTCCTTTACAAACTTGACGCCACGATAGACTTCGTTTTGTTGTTGGGGTTGTTGCATCATTTGTTGTTGATACTCCAGACGCTTCTGGGTATCATACTCGATGCCACGATATACGACTTTAGACATTAGGGTTCTCCTTAGTTTTTTAGGTTAAAGAGCGTTCCTTCAGTCGGCTTTTGCGTCTATTTTACATTCCTTCTTTGTGACTTGTCTGAGTTCCCATATGATATCATTCCTAATTTGAGGACTGATACCTTGATAGGTGTTTACTCTGGACATGATCAGTTGTGCCTGGAGACACGTTAGAAGGAGTGTTTCCATAGATGAACGTTCCGTTCCGAGTCGGCTTACTTCCGTTCGTTATTTGCGAATAACGAATGAACGTAAGGGTACTATACCCTTTGAGCTTTATATAGGCAAGGGTTGTAACAAATTACACCAAAATGTTTATCTTGATACAACTTGATATATCAAAGAATTAAGAAAATCATAATTATCTTTTCTCCATGAAGAGGATCTGTCATACTCTTCTCTCCATAGTTGTGTTTCCTTCTCCCTACGTTTTTTCCATATTTGTTTCATGGAGTTGGAAGAAAGTCCCTCACCACCTTCAGTAAGATTTCTTAGAATGCCAGTTCCAATATCTTTACGACCAAGAACGTGTATCATATACCTTTCATGATCAAAAGCTTGTTCTTCTGTAAGATTTTGTTTTAGAAAAATTATTCTATTCTTTGGTGGTTTTTTTACGCTTTTACAATAGGCAGTGTAAGCTCTTCTACCTCTACCCTTTCCAATATAATAGGGAGATCCATCTTCACGCAAATATGCGTAAGTATAATAGTCCATGTGTCTGGGGAAAGACTATTATTATTTAGGGGACTTACACAATCATTATCTCCCCAGACACAGATTGAAGCCCCTAAAAATTACAGTTCTGGGTTCTCTTCATATTCCTTAGTAAGTCTGTCAATAATTGTTTCTTGACCACTAAGTTTTTGAATTTGAAACAGATTTGACTTGGTATATTTCTTAAGTTTCTTATATCTCTTTACAACTTTCTTCATCTCTTGCATGTTGACAGTGTAGTTGTCAAGGTTTTGACGAGGATCAGTTACCTCAACCTCATCAACCACGTCACGACCACCAACAAAGCCACCAGTCTCGGCTACTTTGAATTCTGGTTTGTATCCACCAGCACCAAGACCAAGTTGTTTGTCTTCTTCTCTTTTCTCTGCTTCCTCAAGCATCTCTTCGTGTGTCATGTTTTTTATCCAAGTTATCTAAATGATTAAATCTAGGTGAGAATAATGATACTAATGCCCACGTTACAGAGGCAGATATAATTAAAAAGTATATCACTTCTTTTTCTTATCGGTTTCATTTCGATACATCCAAAGTTTAGGATTGACATTACCGTCAGTCCATTTCCACTTTTGAATTACATTATAACCAAAAACTTCATGGTATGCATCGAAGATAGGAACTTGAAGCCCCATCACGATGTCATACCATGTGTCATCACCGTCTTTACAAGTCACTAGGTAACTTGTACTTGGAAGTGATTTATCTTTTGCAGCTTCTGGATCGCAATTGGAATGGAGGACGGTGGCACCCATCCGTTTCATCTTCTGGACATCACCACTACCCAATACCATCAGGACCTCCATCCCCAATTGATTTCTGGGAAGGCCTCAGCAACCACTTCCTTGGTTAAAGAGAACTTATCTTCCAAACGTTTGTCTTTGGTAAGACAAATCACTTCAGCTTCTTCAGCATGAAGACGTTCCAGAAGTTGAATGAACATACTCTCACGACGCAAAGGTGCAAGACTATCATTACCACCCTTTACAAAGTGGTAAAGATTCTTGTACTCTGAAGTCAAACGATTGTGATCAGTTCCTTTTGGAGCCTCATTAGGACTATAAGGAACCTCACCTTCTGGAAGCATACTCTTTGCAGTATCGTCAAAGTTCCAAATTAGAACAGCGCGAAGTGCAGGAGAATCATACTCCTGAAGAATTTCGATTTTCTTGGCCTTTGATCGTGATTTTGATACAGCATCAAGAATTTCACTTACCAAAGCATCCTTTGGTAATTTAGTTTTAGTTGCAGGCATAATTACTCGTCGTCTTCGTAATAATTGTCTTCGTCGATTACAAATCGAAGTGCAGTCAGTTCAGTGCTAAGTAAGTTTCCATCAGTATCATACATTTCTGGATGAGTTGTAACTTGAGCAGTCTTAAGATCCATGTACTCATTGTACTTTTCACTTGCAAACCATCCTACCACAAATCCAACCAATGTGCCACCAACACAGAAAAGGGTGGCAAAAACAAGCGTTACTCCTATTAACATTTTCCTATCCTAGAGAGAGACAACAAATGAAACTTACTTAGATCCTCCCAACTCTCTGGTTTATTTAGAAACCTTCTTGCGCCTTCCAGGTTTTTTATCATGGCTGTATTGCCAGGCATCTTGAAGTATACCATAGAGATACTCTTTGATCTTTCTGGCCTGTGGCTTTGGAATGTGTCCATAAGCCTCACGAAGAAGTTTGTGATTATAATCTTGACCCCCTTCAAGATATTCTTCAAGTTCATTGACAAGATCACTCAGTTCTGTTGCGGTAGAACTAGTGATAAACTCTTCTACTTCCGATCTCTTTGTACCACGAACTTTTAAGTAGTCATAAAATTTAAGAACAAATTGACCTTCAAATGCGTAGTCAATTGCTCTATCAACATCGTAGTAGAGTTCACTAGTCATTACACAATTCCTTGTTCTCGTAGATATTTTACAGTATCAGTACATCCACCCAATTTTTGATCGTCCATTACCACTTGTGGGAATGTAGATCCTTCACCAAACTCATTATAGAATTGAACTCGATCAAAGTCTACATCAAGTTTGTATTCAGTAAACATTAGATCCTTACCAAGAAGAACCTGTTTGACCATCTCACAATAAGGACAGCCATTTTTAGAATAAACAGTGAATGTCATTGCTTTATATATTAGTTGATTTGGTTTTCACACTTGGAATAAAAAGTTCCATTAACATAACAGGACTTACTAGGTTCATAATACCTGGTAACTTGTGGTTGTGGTCTATCAATCACACAATAATCACCTTGACCAGTCACAAACTCATTCGCACAATACTGTAACAGAAATGGTGTCAGAATTTTAAGAGAATACATGAAGGTCTGTGTGACGGACTTCCTGTATCATACCATCCCTGAAGTACACATGACAAGAGGGCCACTTCGAATAGTGGGCGTCCCAGTTGGCAGGATAGATCTCCACCACCTTAAAAAGGTAAACAGGTTTTACTTTTCCATGATTGCCATTTGGAACCACATTGTAAAAATTCCAAGCACGGGTTCTTTCTTCTTCTGGGATTTCGTGATAATCCTGAGTACCAGAATAATCAATCTCAAACAGTTGACCTGCAGGAGAGATCCAGTAATCATTCATACAACAATCTAAATCTTTTGTTTGAAGTTCTCTGTGTAGATATCCAGGACCTAAGTCATAAGAACTTCTTACGGTGTCAAACATACCCATTCTTTTTCTCCATAAAAAAGAGGGTATGTACTGGATTTTGCCAGTTACCCTCTTGATGCGCCGACGATATTCAGTTTTATTTAGAGAGCATTGCCTCGTGGAAGAACTTCCTCTGGGAACACAAAGTTCTCATGAGGTTGGTCTACAGGAGCCATCCA